GGCCGGGAGCGATCCCGAACCGGACACCTCCACGGCCGCCGCTTCGGCCTCCGCTGAACCGGCCGAGGGTGAAACCCAGTCGTCCGGCCCTGCCGAAGGCGACCCGGCCCCGAGCGCCGAAGCCGCATCCGAGGACGCCGCGCCTAGCGTCGGCGACACGCTGACCGTCGGCCTGGACCTTTCCTCGGGGCCGGACCTGACGGCGGTTGCGGCTTTCGACGAAGACGGCGCGGCGCCCGCCGTCGTGTTCTCGACCGGGGATGTCGCCGTGCAGGCTACGTCGAACCGCGCGCCCTACACGCGCGGCGGCATTCACTTCGCCTCGCGTCGAACGCCCGTCGTCCTGCCGATCACCACCACGCCGGACCAGACGCGCCGCCTTGTCGCGGACACGGCCATCACCCTGGCCCTGGTCCATGTGCCGAGCGGCAAGACCGTCGAGTTGCCCCGCGATCTGTTCGGGGCGGATGGAGAGCCGGACTTCGACCGGATGCTGGCCCTGACGGATGACCTGGCGCGCCTGGTCGTGGGTGCGGAGGGCGCGGCCTGATGTATGCGACGCGCGATGATCTGAACGCCGCCTTCGGCCCCGACCTGGTCGAGCGGCTCGCCGCCCGCCATGGGGGTGAGGGCGACGGGCCGACCGTCGCGCGTGCGCTGTCCCATGCCTTCGGCGTGATCGACGGTCGCCTGTCGGTTCGCTTCACCCTGCCGCTGCCCGTCGTGCCTGACTTGCTGCGCGACATCGCCTGTGACCTCGCCGTCGCCCGGCTCGCCTCCACGGATGGCGGCATCGGCCTGACGGATGACCTGAAGCGTCGCGAGGATCAGTCCCTGGCGAACCTGAAGGCGGTCGCGGAAGGGCGGATGAACCTCGGCCTGCCGGTCGCCCATCAGGGCGAGCGGCCCAAGCCCATCGTGTCGTCGACGGGCGGCAAGCTGTTCACCCGCGACCGCCTGAGGGGCTTTTAGATGTCGGGCGCCTTCATCACCTCCGAGCTGACGGGCCTGGAGCCGGTCGTCTCCTGGCTGAACGGTCTGGGCCAGCCCCGGCGCATCGCCGAAGGCCTGGCCAATCTGGGCGGCCTGATCGAGAACCAGATCAAGGCGCGGATCGCTGACGAAAAGCGGACGCCGGACGGCGAGCGGCGGGGGGGGGGGGGGGGAGGGGGCCCCCCCCCCCCCCCCCCCCC